CCGATTCCCGCCCTCTGTGCAACGTATCTACCAATAGCCATATCACTGCTAAAGATAGAATCGAGGGTGTCATCAACATCAACAAGAACACAACTAGCATATTGTCTAAGTGGTGTTCGCACTCCTGCCATGATGGGAGTTGGAATGTTGATTTTGTGCTTTGAGACTGCGTCATAATACCTCTTAACGTAATCTAAACGAGTTTCTTTTGGATACTTAGAAAAAATAGTTGCCGAAATCAAGAGGTACATAAACTGTGGAGTTTCATACAGTTTTCCACTACTTCTATCTTGCACAAGATATTTGTCAACTACCTGACGTAGACCTGCATAAGTAAACAGATAATCACGATCATGATCGATAAAAGACTGAAGTTTCTCAAACTCTTCATCCGAATAGAGTGAAAGAATTTCTGTATCATATACACCTCTTCCAACACAACGCTCCACATGTTGCTTTACAGTAGGACAATCATACATTCCCCCAAACAATTGCTTGCGAAGAGAAAACAGAAGAAGACGAGCAGCAACAAATTGATAATTAGGATGATCTAAATCGATCAAATCAGAAGCAGAACGAATAAGAATTTCTTGAATTTCTGCAGTTGTAATGCCATCATAAAATTGAATTCCTGATTGCATTTCTACCTGAGATGCAGAAACTCCAGCAAGATTTTTACATGCCTCTTCCACCATCACATGAAGTTTATTTAAATCAAGAGACTCAGTTTTACCATTTCTTTTAATAACTTTTGTTCCGTTACTCATATTTTCTTCCAGTTGTTAAACTTAATTTTTGCTTCTAAACCTGAATAGGTATTTGATTCTAACACATTCATAACATTAAGTCCAGCGAGCACCATATCATTAATATCTTTCTGCTCGATAGATGAAGGCCAGATAATTACCTCTTCTCCGCGATCAATTGTTTTTGAGATCCTATCGATAATTTCTTTATTTCGGGGTTCGTTATCATAAATCCAAACAACCCTACTAAAACCGAACTCACTAACATCAGCATCAGCTCCACACATAGCAATTGAGTTGCGAATGAACGTGCTGTCAAATGGTCCTTCAGTAACATAAACGGTTTCATTTTTTTTAATTGTATCGAGTCCATATATTTTTGGAGCGTCATCACTCAACATCACGGTAATATATTTAACAGACTTTGGAGTGAGTGATCTTCCCTGAAATCCGATAAAGTTATTCTCAAAGTCATATAAAGGTATAATTATACGGGGTTCTTCATAACTTGTCTTACTGAAAGTTTGTTTTTGAGTATTCGTCCACTCCTTAAATTTGTGTGTAAAATAAAACTTTTCTGGATCTATCTTCCTCTTCTCCAAATACTCCTTAGCAACAGGAACCTCTGATGCCCTTGGCAGATCTAACTTTTTCATGTTTTTGGAACTTTCACGTTTTTTGAAAAAGTCAGGTTTCTGAAAATTGAACTTGGGTTCTTCGACTACGAAGTTCTTACCAGTATGCCCTTCCTTAAACTTCTCCATCGTATATTGCTTATGAAGAGATGGATCTATCTCTTTCAAAAAGTTATTGAAAGATAAACTAGCACCACAATTATGACATTTGAAGTTAGTATTGTTTTTTACAGGATATAAGTATCCTCTGGTCTTATTTTTATTCTTCTGCGAGTCACCACAAATAGGGCAGCGGAAGTTGTAGAGATCCGCTTTTACCCTCTTAAATTTCTGCAGACGCGATGAAACCAATCCAATATACTTGGAGTCAATAAAATCCATTACAAGAAGGTATTACTGTCGTGCTTCCATTCTAGCAGGTTGTTGATCTGGTGTCAAAATATCAACAACAAAACTAGACTGAGACAAAGCAAACGACGCGAATAATGCCACTCCAACAACTATCCAACGAAATTTAACAAACTCATCCAATCTTGCTTCAATTTTTTCAATTCTTTCCCCAAAAGCAGCACAATTATTTTTACTTTCTGCCTTTAGTTCATCAACCATTTTAAGAATGAGTTGATCTGTTTTATAATTTTGGTCTATTCTTTCATCGTGTTTTGCCAGTATTGTGGCAATACGATTATTTCCTTCCGATATTTTTTCTACTGCTGTTTCCAGCTTATCCAACATTTCACGCGATAAATCTTCATACATACTTAACTTTGACTCAAGAACAGCTAGTTTGGATCCTTGACTAAACATTTTTATAAACCGGTTGATTTTCTACTTTTTATTTCTTAGATAATCTAGCCATGGTTTACGTGATCCGCGCCCACCTGTTGCATAACGTGTTCTCATTGCACCAAGTTTTGGAGATATACCAGCAGTTGGTCCTTGTGCGGGTGACTTTTCACTAAATCCGGCAGCAGAACCAGAACTACCGGTAGTCATTCCACTCATTTCTTCTTTCAATTCGCGGATTATTTTAATTACTCTATCTATTTTATTCATTAGATTGACTGTAATTGTGATAGGCAATTTTTATCTTCTTCTATTTCATTAATTTTGGTTCTGGGATATTCAGGAATTCTATTTAAAAAAATCAAAAAACTTTTAATAGAAGGCCAAAGATCCTTTTCTAAATTATAGAATAGAAGGGGAACAGCAGCGTCATCAAAAACATTAAACAAAACCGTTAAGTGATTAAGAATTAAATGAATTTTAAGAACACCTGTATTTTTATATCTTTTCAATAACCTTTTAACATATTTAATTCGCTTCAAATCGTCCTCAAAATCTTCTTTAGTTAAAGATTGAGGGTTATCATAGAATTTTATAGCAAATAACATGTAGTTATCTTCATTCAATTCATCAAATCTCATAGGCTAATTATGGGGTAACAATAAGTTTTGTTGCCGAAGAAGTAACGCTGTTTGCACCAGTTGCGGAAACAACAACACGATAGTTGTAGTTGTTGTTGCCATTTGTTGGGTTAGCAATACTTGTGCTAATTCCAGTTGCACCAGAGATATTAGAGTAAGTTGATCCGTTAGGAGCAGTTGATTTCTGCCACTGATATGAAAGAACTGTATCTGGAGAAGAAGAAGCAGAAACAGTTAGAGTTACAGTAGTTCCAACTCCAACAGAAGCACTAGGAGATGCAGTTACTCCAGCGATTGTAATTACAAAGTCTACAAAGTTTGTATCATCTGCAGCATCACCAGCAGAAGCATATGATGGAGTTCCAGTAGTGATACCAGAGAATGCAACTAGAGTTTCCGACTTAACTCTCAGGTTTCCATCAGTATCATTATATGTCTTAATTCCTACCCATCCAGCATGAGTTACAGCATACTTAGTTGTAACTGCATTTTGTGCCTCATATTGATCTACACCAAAAACCTTATTGGTCGATGATGTGGATGATGGTGAATAATTAGAGTCTTGCATTACATACATCGGCTTCTGCGACATAGTGTAAGCAACTCCAGAAATTGTAGTATTCAGGAGGAATTGTGTAGTTGCGATTGATATTACAGTTTCCGAAGTAATTGCAGAAACAACTGCCTCACCAAAAGTTCCGCCAGCACCAACAGAAATTACAGTTCCAGTAGTAATTCCAGATGATCTAAATGATGTTCCGGTTCCAGTAATAGTTTTATTTGCTAGATCAACTACTACTGTGCCAGGAGAATAAATACCGTCTGATTTTCCCCAGAGTGCCATTCTTTTTACCCTAATGTTCTTTATATATTGATATTTATAAAAAAAGGAGACCTATAGAAATAGATCTCCCTTATGTATATTTTATTTTAAATCAATCTGTCTTTTTGCTGGCAAGAAAATTCCTAACTTGAATTAGAATAAATGAAACAATTCCGTTTGCTTTGACTCTTGGATCCGCTCCAAGTGCCTCAGAAATAGCAAGAAGAATACCTAGAATAAGTTGAACGTTTGCCGCACTTAGAGAATTACCAAGTGTTGCGAGTAAAAATGCGGTAGTCATAATAACCTCCCAATATTATCTCATCTTATTTAGGAATTATCCTTTATTTTTTTTAGCCTCTTCTGCTGCTCTCCTTCTTCTCAATTGTGCCACAGCGCGTTTAGCTGCTTCATCACCTCTTTTTTTCTCATCCGCTTCTTGTTCTGGAGTAGGTGAACCTAGATAGCGGTTTCTTCCACCATTTCTGTCTGCACCACCAACAGCATTTCTATCTGGACCACGACGACCTCTACCAGAAGACCATGCCTCAGTCATTTCACCTTCTGGTTCATAAGATTGGTTCATCAAACTCTTAAGTTGATCGTTTCTTCTTTGCATGTTATATGCCGCACCAGAAATTCCACCAGATGGTTTAGCCTTTCCTGTTTGTGCTGCTTTTTTACCAGAATTTGCAGCATCATGAGCCTTTTTAATTGCCAATCCACCCAAGGCAGCTGCACCAGCCATTAAACCAGCACCAACTAAAGGTGCAATCTCATCAATTTGCTCTCCTTCTGGAGTATAATCCATCTTAAGACCCATTGCTCTCAACTTGTTTCTAACAAGGTTAGATTTTGTAGAAGCTTGTCTTGGATCTCCTTTATCACCACTTCCACACTCTTTTTCTTCTGCAGTAACATGCTGAGGAAGTCCTTTATGCTTGGTTTTAGCAAACTTTTTTGCTTCTTTTTTACTCATACCAGAAGCTGCTTTTTCTACCTCAGGAGATGCTGGTTTTCCTCCTTTTTTAGCATCATAAACCATCCCCATAAAACGTTGCTGTGCTTTACTAACTGCCTTTTCAGTTACAAAGGACAACTCTTCCTCAATTTTCAGTTCAGGGAAAACATCAATATCATTCTTTCCCTTCATCACATCAATCTTTGCGTTTTCTTTTGTTTCCTTTGGTTCTTTAGTAACCTCAGCAACAAACTCTTCAGCAACACCTTTTCTCTTTGCGATTGCTGATCCAACAGCAGCACGACGCTTCATAATATACTTATCATTTGGATCATTATGCTTACCATCATTATCTACATCAGTATCCTCTTTTCCTACAGGATCAAGACCCTTACCAGACTTAACCTTTGCAGTCTTTTCACCCTTCGCCTTTTCGTCTTGATCTGCCTCACCATATTCAGTCATTTCAACTGAAGAAATATTTGGATTTCCTCTCAGTTCAGTAATCTTTGCTCTGGTAGCCCAGCGACGATAAGTATTTCCAGTCTTCTTATCAGTCACTCTTACAAAATACTTCTTATCAGCACCATCTTCCTCTTCAATTACTTCCTCTTCAATCTTAACTCCCTCAACAAATACCTTAAAGAGAGCATTTGCTACTGAAGTTTCAACAATATCATCAACAATTACATACTCCTCACCAAGAATTTTTTTCTTGGCAAGTGCCTTAACTGCTGGAGGAGCAGGAGACTTAGCAAGTTGTGCCAGATATGCTTTGGCAACTTGTGCTGGGTTTAAATTAGTCTTCTCACCCATACCCTTCTTGACTTTATATTTTACGTCAGAAGCAAGTTGAGAAGCTTGTTTTTCTAGATCCGTATCACCAGCAGCATGACCGCGATGAGGTCCACCTTTTTCCTCAAAAATTTTCTTACTCATTGGAAGATTTTTAATTACTTACTTTTCTTATTCCTATTTATGAATGATTTAATTTTCTCTAATGGAGTTACTGACTGAACGTATTCCCTATAAGAGTCCGTTCCAATTTCTCTCTTGTTTGCAGGAACTCCATACTTTGACTCATTAACATCCTTAATCCAGGATTTAAACATAATATTATCTTCAGTCACACAGATTAGATAATTTGTTCCACGACGAATAATACGTCCAATTAAACCAGTATTTAAATTCTCTACGATTTCACCAACTCTAAAGATATTACCAGAAACATAGTTCTCACGAAGATTTTGCCAATCAAACTTGGGTGCAATCTCCCAAAGAGACCATCCTTCCTGAATTCCCATAGAAGCGCGAACTGCATTATAAAGATCTTTTGCCTGCCTATTATTCATGGAAGCAGGAACTCCCTTACGGAAGGTTATAAAATCTCCTTCCGCTGCCGCCAATCTCTGTCTAGATGCAGACATTCCTGATATATCATCTTCCGCATCAGGATCTCTATCTCCAGCAGAAAGAACTTCAATATTATCAAAGGCATAGAGAGATCCGTTATAATTTCCAGATAGTTTCTCAAACTCTTTAACTCTATCTGCACCACCAACTATTCTCACATTAGTATAACCATCCATATGTGCCTTTTTAAGAACATCAAAAATAGTTCTATTGGCAGGATCATTTACAATTTTTTCACTATGTTGAGGGAACATCTGCCTCATAAATGCAACTTTTGTATCAGCATCTAGAGGGTTTTTCTTCTTATCATTTGAACGAGAGGGAACAATAATATACTCGCCCTTGTCAGAATTAGATGCAACAGTGTCTAAAAGTTTTTCATGCCCTGTTGTTGGGGGGTTAAAACGTCCAAAAGCAATCGTTAGAGTTCCTTTCGTCTTAGGAACATCTGGGGGAGTAACAACAGGTTGTTGTGCTGCCTGCTGCTGCTCGGGAGGAACTTGCTGTTCTGGTGGAACCTGTTGCTGATCTGCTGGAACTTGTTGCTGAGGTTGTTGCTGTTGTAATGCTGGATCAACAAAGTTAGGATCAGAAATGTTCTTTTCTTTTGGAGTTTGTGCGGGATCTTTTCCTGGAACTTTCTGCCTTTTATTAAAAAATACTAATTTTCCTTTTTCAGTTTTTGCAACAAACTCACCATCTTTATACCAACCACCATGACCGTCCCCTTGCAAACCCATACGTTGAGCTTGCTGAACTGCAAGTGATGCTTCTGTTAGAAATTGAAAGAAATTTTTCATTACTTATCTTATTACTCTATCTTCACTAATTACTTGTTCTTTTTATATTTATTCTTGAATTTTTTCACCTATACGCCAATATTATTCTGCGAAGGATCAAAATCTTTTGGTTGATAAAATATTTTGTCAGTTTCTATCATCAATTTCATTTCTTTAATCTCAGCAAATTCTGGTCCAATAATTTTAGAACGATTTTTAAATCTCAAATAAAAAAGTGGTTTATCTATTGCCGCAATATAAAACTGAATTTTTTCTCCCGCCTTTTTAACACTTATTTCCGGATATCTTGCCTGAAGTGCATTAATATATGCTGGGCTTGACTCTTTAATCTCTCTAGGAGAAATACTAACAACTTGCGCGTAATCAGATCCAAAAGCAGAGTCTTTAAGAAGTTTCCAAGCAAGTTGAGATCCAGATCCAGAAGAGAACTTAGTATTCATTCCATTTAAAACTTGATCGTATAATTTTTTAGTATATACAACCTTTTGATATTTCTGCTGAGGAGATCTGGCGACCTCATCTAGAAATGCATAGTCTGTTGGGTCTATACCTAAACCAAAAGTATCAGAAACTCTCAGTAAAGATTTATGAGGACTTTCATTAGATAATGTTTTACTTGGAGATGTTCCAGCCTTTAGTGAAAAATTAAGATTTTGATTGGAAAGAGCAGGTTTTCCATTTATGTTAATAGTAACCATAACATCACCTTTAATATCCCCACCAGTTTGCTCTCCAGCAACTCCATCGGCAATAACATCAATCTTAACGACTTCAGGTTTCTGGTTTAATAAGTATTCGTTTTTAGCTTCCGTAAGTAATTTTTTATACCTGGCAGCATTTTGAACTACAGATGCAACTAATCTTTGTATTACACTTTCCTTAGTATTCTCAAAGTATCTTTTACCATAGGCGCTTCCCGCCTCTCCCAACTTTAAATTAACAGTCAAATTAACTTCAACATTATCTACAGCATACGTTCCTATTTTTTGCTTACCCCTAAACAATCTCTTTTTAAAAGATCCGGTATTAAAATTAATTTGTCTTCTAATGGAATTAACTTGTCCGACAGTGAAATGTCTGCTAGGAAGATCACTTTCACACAAAATTAATCCAACAGCAATTGCAAATATACCCTCCATTACCGATCCAAGATTTACTACCTTAGACATTTGTAAAACTACATTTTAAGTATTTAGAATGGAGAATAGGGGAGTCGAACCCCTTACCTCCTGCGTGCAAAGCAGGCGCTCTACCAAATGAGCTAATTCCCCGAGATTATCTAATTGACATTAGATCAAATAGTTCTGGATGAAGTTTACCATACTTTCTAACAATTTCACCTGCCTTAGCATTTGCTTCATTTTCAACAGGACTTCCAGGATGCCCTTCTAGTTTTTTACCTTGAATTTTTTGCTTATGATGAACGTATTCATGGGCGAAGGTTCTTAAAACATCTATGGGATGACGATTAACAATACTAACACAGATCATATCACTTGTCATCATCCCAAATGCTTTGTAATTTCTTGAAAAATCAACATCACATATCAAGGTAAAAGGAATGTCTTGGTTCATTCTAAGTTCTCTTTTAAGAAAGACCAAGAAGTTTTTAAGAATGGCATCAAACTGCCTTCTCGTAACTGGTCTTCCTTTTTTCTTTCCAATCAAAGACATTTTTTTTTAATTATTTATTACTCACCAATGATGGCACCAATTTTATCATCAAACTCCTGAATAACTTTGCGAATATCAGTAATTCGCTCAGAAGGAAATTCATAACTATATCCTTTTTGGTGTTCAAAAAGAATTTGGCGAACTGCAGCAGCAGAACGAACATCTAGTTTAATTGTTACTTGTTTTTCTTTAGTCATCGGTCATCAGCAGCACGGTTTTCGGAGAAGTAAACATCAAACGCACCCTCTGGATAACGCTTGAGAAGTTTTTGAACGTTACGAGCAACCACATCATCAATAGATACGTCAAGTGCCATACAAGCCTGAGCGACATACCACATAATATCACCAAGTTCAATAATCAGGTGCTCGCGGTTGTCTTCATTATAAGGTTTACCTTGGAAGACCATTTTCTTGACAATCTCCATAAACTCACCACCCTCAGCATTAATGCCAACAGCAGCGGTCAGAAGTCGTTCAATATTAGCACCCTTCTCATCAAGAGCAACCAAACGATCAGAAAGAGCAAGAAAGTCTTTAGATGCATCAGAAGTTACAGCATCCACAAACTCAGCATACTTATCAAAATTAACGTGTTTAGCGGTTTCCATTAAAATTTAAATCCCTCAAATGATTTTTTAGATTTTCTTTCTTCCTCATAATCATACTCGTCATCGCCACCTTTGTCAAGTATGTCATTCTGTGCCGATTGTTCGCAATCATAGAGGCGCATTTTAGCACGATCAATACCAATCACAAAACGCTTATAAATGGTTGGATCGTTATAACGATTCTTCAGTTGTTTTACCATAATCTGTCCCAACCCCTCCAAATCTTCAGTGCTAATAAGGGCAAACATAAGATCAGCAGTAGCAGGGAGACCAAAGGACTCAGAAGTATCAGTAAGTTCAACATCGCTGTTACCGTAACCACTACGAGTGGTCTGAGTAGCGGAGACAATTGGAAGATTAAACTCGACGGCAAGCCCCCGAAGTTCCTCAGCAATTGCTTTAACAAATGTATATGAATTGATATTGCTGTTTCCTTTATACCTGCTGGAAGCACAAATATTAAGGTAATCAATGAAAATAATATCAGGTCTAAATGACTTCTTAAGTGCAAGTTCATTGAGTAATGCCTTAAAGTGACCGCTATGTGCCGATGCGGTAGGATACTCTTTAATTATAAGGGTTCCCTGCGTCTTCTTGGAAAGGTTTGTAACCTTGTTCTCAAATGTTGAACGAGGAAGATCTGCAAGTTCTTGAATATTTACATTCAATAAGTTCGCATCAATTCGCTCAGCAATTTTTTCTTCTGCCATTTCCATTGTAATATAGAGAACGTTCCGTCCTTGGAGCAAGACGGAGCTAGCAACATGGCACATGAATAAAGACTTGCCGACACCCGTACCAGCAAGAGCGATATTAAGAGTTTTGTTAGGGATCCCACCTTTTGTAATTTTGTTAAAATATTCAAGATCAAATTCAATTTTATCCTCCTTTCTGTGATAATACTCATATCGTTCTTCATAGTTATTTAAATAATCATGACCGATGTTATTGTCAAAACTAACGGCAAGAGCATCTGAAAGAATACTGGGAATGGCATCACGATTTTTCTTAGTATCATTCCCATCAGCAATATGAATGCTTTCCATAAGTGCCAAGTAAATGGCACGATCACGACACCACCGCTCAGTTGTATCAATTAACCAAGTTTTATCAACAGGAGCATCATTTAAACTCTTGTTTATTTCTCGGATATCTTTAATTTGATCTTCAGTTAAATCCGTTCGGTTTTCAATTTCAATACCGAGTGCTTCGACTGTAATTGCCGAACCATATTTGACAATAAATTCAACAATCTCTTCAAAAATGACCTTCTCGGTCTTTTTCTCAAAATAATCTGGTTGAATGAAAGGTATGACCTTGCGCGAATAATCTTCATTAAATACTAAATTTCTGAGAATAGTTGTCTCAATTCGTTCCATAAGAGAATTGTTGTTGTGCGATATCATCAAGTTTTTGCATTACTTCTTCAGTGAAGTATTCTTCAGGATTAGCAAGAATTTGCTTAGCATAAATCTTCTTTCCATCCATTTCATAACGCCCTGCGACATTTTTCCACAGACCACCAATCTCACCGAGTTCAAGTAGTCCGTAATATCGATCCAGACCGCGTTCATCATAAAAAAGACGAACCTCCACATCTTTATTCTCCCGACTCAAACGCGACTTAGCAGTCTTTGCCTTGATAATGTTTCCAACAACTTCTGTTCCATCCTTTTCTTTCTTCTTACTGAGATATATGATAGTAGAAGCGGCATACTTAAGACCAGAACCACCACCCATTTCTTTAGTAGGAACGTAAGCACCGATGACATCATATGTGTGATTGGTTACGATCATAGGAATGTTTGCCTGCCCCAACTTCAACGTAAGCATACGAAAGGCACCTTTTACAAGTTGAGATTTTGTCATGTCCCGAACTTGCTTATCATTTAAAGCGTCACTAATCTCCTTTTCGGTAGAAAGCATCCCCAAAGAGTCTAGCACAAACATACATGGTTTGCGTTCACCTTCGGATTTTTTTAAGTAAATATCAACTGCCTTAAGTGCCTTACCACGAAACTCTTCAACAGTTACAACATTTACAACCACTACACGGGAAGTATCTAATCCACGACTTTCTAGAAGAGATTTAGTGATAGCAGCCTCAGTGTCAAAGTAGAGACAGTAACCATCGGGATGAGTATCAAGAAAGTTCTTAACCACGGCGAGAGAGAAAAAAGTCTTTCCAGTAGAAGACTCTCCAGCAATAGCAGTAATCTTATTCCCAGATACACCACCAAATA